ATTCTCTTTCCAGGGCCATCATAAGAAAGCCAGTATGTTTGTGCATGCTGATGATTATGTTGATGGCTCACCACATTATCTTCCAATCTCTCCGGTTCTTGAGGCTCGTTATGATTGTATAGTTTCGAATGCGTTACAAGGAAATATGGTTGAAGTTTTATTTCAGGAGTTCATGAAGGATGAGCTTGTCAAGCGGGGGAAAGTTTATGAGAAGCCCGCAACGCGCGGTATTGCAAACCCCCCCCTTGACCTACTTTTGGCTGTTCGCTCTGCTTTCCTCCCTTTTATAGCTCTCTGCATGTTCAATAGACATAGTATCGACTGCCAAGTTGGTATTAATCCGATGTCCGGGCTAGAGTGGACGGCCCTTGTGAATCGTTTACAAGGGAACTCTGATCTTGTTTTTGACGCTGATTACTCCGCCTTTGACTCTACAATTCATGGCTCTACACTTGATGCCTTTGCCGACCTGACAAACAGGGTCATGGGCGGGAGTTTTCAGGAGCAATTGGCAAGGAAGGTTTTGGTTCGATACACTTATGATAGGGTCTCCCAAGTTACTGATGTCCAGGTGAAGATCAATCAAGGCATGGCGTCTGGCATGCCCATTACTGCTGTTGGCAATTCTATAGTGAATATGTTTTATCTGAGGTACGCATGGTTGAAGCTGGCTGAGGAGGTGGCCCCAGAGATGGCTTCTCTTAGATTTTTTGATGAGAATGTCAGAGCCATTGTCTATGGTGATGACAACATGGTGACTGTTAAGCCAAGTTGCGCTAGCTGGTACAATTTGAAAACTATAGCTAATGCTCTTGATGAATATGGTATTGTGATGACTGATGGGGCTAAGAATTCTGGTGACAAAATTAAGCCCTTTGGCTCTTGGGCTGAGATGCGCTTCCTTAAGCGTGCTTTTGTACTTGACCACGCCACTGGGATGTATCTTGCTCCATTGGAAATGAAGACGATCCTAGACAGGATCCGGTATGTCAAGAGTAAGACTTGGGTGGTTGATTTGGATATGAGATGCCAAGCCTCCTTGGTGGATGCTGTAATGCATGGGAAGAAAATTTTCATTGCATTACAGTATTTCATCAATGACTGTTATGCCGAGCTTGATTTGGTGCC